GCTCTTTCGAGCCACAAGTTCGTGCCGCACCCTTCGAAAGGAAGCTCACATGGGAAATACTGCAAATGACTGGATCTTGGAGGGCCGTAAGGCACTCCGACCCGGTTTTAGGGACAGAAGGAAATCAAGTACTTCTGCCCCCCGGTACTATACACAATGGACAGACGGGAGTAATATACCCGACTATACCTATCAGTTTAGTGCCGGATCATTTGCACGTATTCTGGATGAGAACCATCCGTTTTGGTACGAGTTTCAGCGCCAACGTCGTAGAAATCGCCGATTTCGGTCGATTGACGTTGGTGGCCCACTCGTTATCGAGAAATACTCGATATCTGATCCAGGGGGCGTTAAAGGCGATAAACAGGTAGGGCGGACGACGTGGACCCATTTTGATGGGATCTACGCACCGTCTGCAGCCTACCGTAACGCTTTACAACAGGTTCGTCTCGGGAATTTCCCCTCGATACCTGCTGAGATAGGGATGAGCAATTCTGCCCTTCGCGCCTTAGGTGCGACGGGTATTGCAAAATCCTTACCTGACGTCCCGCCCTTCAGTCTTGCGCGATTCATTGGTGAGTTACGGGAGGGTCTTCCTAAGATCCCTCTTCGTGAACTAGCTAAATCTGAACGCAAGATATCCTCACTCGGGGGTGAATACCTGAATGTTCAATTCGGGTTACTCCCTACGATCTCAGATGTGTCCAAGCTAATTCATTTAGCTGGGCATCCTGAGCTTCGCCGGCGTGTAAGACATACGCTGGGTCAGGAGACTCGTGTGAGGAAAACATTGGTGAAAGAGAGCACTACGTCGAGTCGTAATTTGACTCTATCGGAAATGTCTACTCTTCCATCGACGTTCGTGTCGGGTCAGCGTGGTACGGAAGTTACTTCCAATACCACAAAGATTTGGATCTCGTCGTCATTTGTCTATTACCAGGCTTATCATCTCAATCGTCTTCTTGACGATCTCGATGAACAGCTAGGTAACTTTGGAAGTATTCCTAGACTTATTGACTACTGGAACCTTACGGCATGGAGCTGGTTCATCGATTGGTTCACTAACTTTAATCATGTTGTGACCAATTTGTCCTATTTAGGACGCGATGGACTGACACTACAGCGTAGCTACCTCATGGCTACTCATACAAAGAAGATCCAGACTTTTCAGTCATGTATCTTCAATGGCTCACCCGCGCGTAGCGTGGGTGAAATTGAGTATAGCCGTAAGTACCGCACTGTAGCGTCTCCTTTCGGGTTTGGATTTACATGGGACACATTTGATCCCTTCCAAACCTCAATCCTGGTCGCACTTGGAATTTCCAAGTTGCGATTTTAAAGTCGACCTAAGGGGCCGCCGCCATCAATCCCTTTGGCAAGGAATAAATGGGCAGCTTAATGCCCTCTGTAAGGAGTCCCATGTTCTCAGATCCACAGTCCATCACGGTTGCTGGTTCAGCGAAATCGCTTCCTCGAGTCTCCTCTGGAGACTTTACAGGACGTTTTCGCTCTGCCGACGGAGCTTACGAGCTTTCCGTCGCACATACCAGCAACAAGCGTGACCGTAGTGTCGTGCGCGTAAATACTCGGAAGGTTGGGGCTAACCCCCTCGATCCTTCCAAGAACGTGCCGTACACCGCGGCTGCTTACCTCGTCCTTGATGGCCCTGCAGAGACTTCTGGGTTTACCAACACTGAGTTGGAAGACCTTGTGAAGGCTCTCGTGGCCTACCTCTCCGCAGCGAACGTAACTAAGTTCGTTGGCAAAGAGGCCTAAGTACGAAGGTAACGATATCCCTGAGATTCTCATGGGTATCGCTGTGGTAGCTTTCCTAGTCCTGGCGATTGTTATAATCATCGGGGCTTTGGTTAACTATCGTTTCTGAGAACTAGAGGACTCGCCACGCTTCACCATCGAGAAAGTAGACGATGAAAAGCCTGACGGGACTCTGGTCAGAATTGGCGCACGATTGCGCAATTAGATGCAACACGAACCCATCGAAGGACATAGAAACTATGATCCTTCGAGTCAAACACGAGGGTGATAGCTTTTTAACTATCGCCCTACCTAACTTTGCTTCAGACTTCGAAAGGAGCCTAGAGCTTGGTTATGTACCGTCTGATGCTTTTCTTGGTTTCAAGAAAAACAAGGGACTCCCCGCATTTTTGCGAGGTTTTCTATACGGTGTGTTTGACAGACGTACCGGTGTTATACTTGACAGTGTGAATGTCGAGTGCGTAAGAAGCATTCGACAGCTCTGCCTTCTCTTTAAGAAAGTAGAGATTCCAACGACTCCTGAAAGGGATCGTTTGGCTGCTGCAAAGTATAAGGATACAGAAACTGCCTTAAAGCAGGTTAGAGCGAATTTATCGGGCCAACAGGTCCGTCGCTTTAATCTTGCCTTTCGCACTCTCTATTCAGGTGTACTCAACTCTCTAACAAGAGAGATAGAGAACCTGAATTTGGAGATGCGACACGGTCCGGGTAGCGTTCAGGACGGTCTACTAGGGAATCGTAAATTCGATTTCCCGACGTGGACGGAACGTCTTGAACGTATGTTCCCTTATGGCTACTATTGTAGTCATAACTGGGCATATCGCCCGGAACCGGAGGCGCTTCTGTCCCCGGAACAAGAACCACCTGTTAAGGTAGTTTTTGTTCCTAAGACTCAGAAGACTCCACGAGTCATTGCTATGGAACCCGCACATATGCAATATGTGCAACAAGGGATCATGCAACGGCTCGTTCCTCTTTTAGAGGCTTCGGAGTTTGGTCGATCGCAAGGTTTTACAGATCAGGAGCCTAATCGAGCTTTAGCAAGGTTAGGTTCTAAGACTGGAAATTTTGCAACGATTGACCTTTCTGAGGCGAGTGATCGCGTGCTGAATCTACTGGTCATATCTGCCACGTTCCCGTGGCGGACTGTGTCTGAAGGGATTCAAGCATGTAGGTCGACTCGCAGCGAACTCAACGACGGCACTGTTGTGCAGTTGGAAAAATTCGCTTCGATGGGGTCCGCGCTCTGCTTCCCAATCGAGGTTATGGTGTTTTCAGCCATTACCCTAATGGGTTTGCAGGACGCTGGGTACGCTCTCCCTGAAGCTTTGAAGCTTTTCAGGAAGGGTGAGGTACGTGTCTACGGAGACGACATCGTCGTCCCTACAGACAGTGTTAACTTTGTTGAGGACTCACTAGAAGACTTTGGTCTCCTAGTGAATCGGAGCAAGTCCTTTTCTAAGGGCAAGTTCCGTGAGTCTTGCGGTGGAGATTATTACTCCGGCGAATGGGTTACCCCTGTTCGCGTCCGCCAGCCTCGTCCTTCTTCAAAGCACCACGCTAAAGAGCTCGTATCTTGGTCTGCCACAGCTAATCAGCTGTGGTCAGCAGGATACGCCCGTGCAGCGGAGTATATGCACCAAACGGTCGAAGACATTGTCAGGGTTTACCCTGACATCGACGATCGCAGTGATCTACTTGGGCGGTTGAGTTTCAACCCTCAAGTCGATCGGTTCAATACAAGGCTGTACCGGGGTGAGGTGAGAGGTTGGAAACCTCTTCGCCCTGCCCTGTCTACCAGGCCATCTTCCGATGGAAGTCTTTACAAGACTCTCCGTTGGAGGTGGGATGACCCCTCACTGCGGGAGCATCTGGTACGTGGTGGTAGGTCCTCTGTCTACGCATTACAACAGAGGTGGAGTGCAGTAGGTTAATACCTACTGCATATGCGGCTTAGAGCCGTTCGGGGGGGATGCGAG